CGGAGACCTTCCATGTGTTTACCTACCTAAATCTTTAATATCATAGTCGTGTTCCCGTACCTGGTCGGAGAGCACTCGATACATATTCTCTGCCATCTGCCACGTAGCTTCAGCTGATGATAGTCTTGTGTTTTGATCTGTAATTTTTTCTTGAGCTACAGTTAGATCTCTTTGAAGATTTACTATTTGAGTTTGATTAGAATTAATTGTGTCTGTTAGATTGACAATATACTTAACGCCAGTGAACGTCCCGAAGAGAACGGATGCTATGACAGGTATTAATACAAAATTCTTTTTTAATAAATCTGCAATGTTCATAGTTTAAATTCCTCATTTTTTTTCCTCGATTTCATAAAAGAAATTGTCGGTGTCTTCAGTCTTCCATTGGCCTGTATCTTCTACATTCCAGTTATTAGTTTGTACCTTCCAATCAGGAATATTATCCTTAACTGTAAATGAAGGCAGATCCCATATACATCTGTTGTTTGGTTGAGCAGCATAGTTGCCGTTATCTAACGCAATTATGTGAGCGCACTTATGTTCGTGCGGAATTTCTGAATGATCAGAATTTAATATATTAGCATCTGGGTGTCCCCAGTCAACTGTAAATAAATATTTACCGTGATACCATTTCTTATCTTTACCAATGTATTTACCTGACGAGGCTGTTAAAATATCCCAACTAGTAATAGCAGGGTAATAAGAAAAACTATTCCACAATTCCAATTCATCAACTCTTTGGGATGGAACAGACTTGGCGTCATAACCACGTTGAATAAAAGCCGAAATGGGTAAACGATAAAAGATTGCACCGTTTTCCATGATGGCATGGAATAAAATTGCACGCCCTGTAAGTGATGTAATACCGAAGATAATACACTCTTCAACTTCGCCGTGATGTTTTTTAAGATCATATAAATACTCCCTTTTTATTTGCGCGTATTGTACAGGAATATTTGCGTTTAAGTAAGCCATAAATTAACCTTTAATAGAGCCCCAATTAGGACCTGATTCGTAATCTACTTTGTTTGGTACTTCTAAGTCAACAGCAGATTCCATAATATCTTTAATTTTTTTTGCGTGTTTTTCTGATTCAACAGATATATCAAGTTCATCATGTACCTGTATATGCGGTACAATACCCTCTTTATATAAATCTATCATAGCTTTTTTTGTCATGTCCGCAGCTGATCCTTGTATTAATTTATTTAAAGCTTTGTATGTAAAAGCACGTTTGATCCCTGGTCCGTGTTCCAAGAGCGCTTTATCGTGTGGTAATGACTTATGTATTCCAAATGCATTTGGTTCCCACAAATGGAACCTACACAGTCTACCTAGTAAAGTTCTAATCTTACCAGATTCTTGAGCACGCTGACTAACGTTGTCCATCAATTGCTTAACAAATGGAACCTTAGCGTGGTACTGTCTAAACAATTCATCAGACCTATCTTTAGATATACCAAGTTCTGCTTGTAATTTATTTTTACCCATACCATAAAATAAACCTAAGTTAATTGTTTTAGCTTGTGATCTAGGAATTTGAGCCATGTCTGCAACAATCGTGTGAAAGTCTGTATTTGGATCATTATTGTATGAATCTAAAACCTCTTCAACTCCATATAAATTTTGTAAACCTGCGTAATGTACTACCAACCTAGGCTCTTGCTGTGAATAGTCAAAACAACCCCATGTATGGCCTTTCTCAGGTATAAATAACGCCCTAATCCGGGGTCCAAGGTCCTTATTTCGTGCAGGAATTTGCTGTAAATTTGGGTTAGAATATGAAAATCTACCGGTCACAGTTCCGCCATTATCGGACCTAAGTTGATTAATATCCGCATGAATTCTACCTTTATGTGAGTGTTTTAGTATGGTATCAATAAACGTAGTATGAGCCTTATTAATTTCTCTAGCCTGTGCAATCTTATTTACCAATGGGTGGGGGTGATTTTGCAAAAAATTCTTAGTAAAAGAAGGAGCAGATGTTTTCTCAGTTCTATCGTAATCTAATTTTAGCTTATCGAAAACTTGAGCAATGGATCTTGCAGCCCATATTTGAGTATCTATTTGCGTTTCTTTTTTTACTTCTTGGATTAACTTGGCTTCTTGTTGCGCTAACTCTTTCTTTAATTTATGAGCTCCTTCAACGTCTACGCATACTCCCTTAAATTTCATGTCAATTAAACACGGAAACAATTCTGTTTCCATATCCATAATAGAATTTATATCTTGGTGATCTATTTCTTTTTTAAGTTCTTGCCACAAGGCTAATGTAATTTCTGCATCTTTTTCTGCGTATGCACCTACGTAAATGGCAGGTAGTTTATACATTTCTGCCTTGGGGTCAACACCCCAATCTTTTGCAGCTTGATATAAATCACTTTCATTCTTACCTTTACCAGTATATCTTTTAGCACAGTTGTTTAAGTCGTAACGCATTTGATTTTCATCAACCAGGGCCGATGCAATCATCGTGTCTATTATTTTTCCGTTGATACTTAAACCTAGAGCTCTAATCCAACACACGTCATACATGGCGTTGTGAAATATTTTTATTGAAGGTAAGTTTAAAATTTCCTGAAACCATTTTAAAACTTTTTTACGATCCATGTTACCACCACCTTCATGAGCTATTGGGTAATAAGCACACCAACCTTCAACAGCTAAAGCTATACCAGTTACATCACCTTTACCCATAATAGAACCTGAACCCATTTTAATTAGGTCTGGATCTTTTGTTTCTAAGTCAATAGCAATCTCACTATAGCTAGATAGGTTTGGAAAATCTTCTGGAGGCAACCATTCTGTTTGTGGTTTAAATAGTGGTATCTGCATCATAATCCCTTTCAAGTATCATTTCTAAATAATGTATTGCTTTTTGAATGTCCTGTCTCTTACCCTTTGACTGGTGTCTACAAATATATTTTATAGCGTTACCCTCTGCAAAAAGTAATTTGTTTTCATTTATAAACTCTGCCGGTTGTATCTTCATTTTTTTATAATGTTTCCCTCCGACTTGTTTGTCTAATGAGTCATATCCATCTTTTTTAAATATTTCACTGTTGGTCATAATATATAGCCTTTCTCATATTTTTTTGGTTCCACAATATGTAAGTTTTCTTTTGTACGTGTTGCACCTACATAAAATAATCTGTTCTCATCATCTGGGTTTCTCTCATAACCTTTCATAGTATTCTCAGTTAAGTCTGTTAACAATACAACGTTAGTTGCTTCACCACCTTTTGCTGCATGTATGGTTGACAATTCTATCCTAGGTTTTTCATTTAATTTTTCACCATTTTTTCTCATTTTACGTAAATAGTTTACTTTAGTTTGTCCTGCCGCATCAAATGCTTCATACCAAACTGTTTTAACCTGAAGCCCGTAATCACTTACAAGTTGATCTATGTTATAAAAAGACCCTTTAGTCATACCCTTAATTTTTTTTGTATGCCAATTTTTGGGTCCCATGTATTTAGAAATATTTTCTACTTGTTTGTATGATAGTGGTTGTCCTTTCAAACAACTTTCCCATGCAGTTGCTGCTTCATGTAAATCTTGTTCACTACTTCTTTTATATCTATTATTATAATATAGACCCTGCCTGTATAAAGATTCTTCTATGTCATTTAACATTTGTCTAGTTCTACTTAATACCAACCAATCTCCTGATCTCATGTCTATACTATCAACATCAAAATGTCTTTGTAGAGTACCCTCGTTTGTTTTAGGTTGCCAATTTTTAGGTATTCTATTTGTAATTTTATTTATAATACTCATAGCTAATTTATGTACTTTAGCTGGAATACGGTGGGATTGTTCTAAAGGCCAATATGTTCCTTTTAAATTTATAAAAGAATCTACATCAGCACCAGCCCATCTAAAAATAGCTTGATCATCATCACCAGCAATAAAAGCATCTCTTGTTTTATCCCAAATAGTTTTTGCCATGTTCCACTGCATTAAAGATAGGTCTTGTGCTTCATCTATAAAAACTACGTCAAATTTAGGTGATAGTTCTGATTTAGTAAAATCCAAAATCATGTCATTAAAATCCATTAAAACATATTCTTTTTTATAACGTTTTAATTCGTTAGCTATAATTCTAAGTTGATCTCTTTCCAAGTCTTGTGTGTGTTCTGCTAAATCAAACTGCTGTTCCGGTGTTATATTTCTAAGTTGTGCCAGTTGTATAATTCTTAAATATTCACTGTCTGATGTAAAAATACCACCTTGATCTTCTTGATAGTCTGCGTAGGTAACCGGAAACCCTAACTTGCTTCCAAGATCTTTGTAATGTCTTGACTGCATAACTTGATCTTTTTTTAATCCTAATTTTCTAAAGGCTAGTGAATGCAGCGTTCTAAAATATGGTAAATCATCTTCTCCCAAATTAAATTGCTTCATTGCACGATCTTTAGCTTCGTTAGCGGCTTTTTTTGTAAATGCAAAATAACCTATCTTATCAGGGTCTGTGTTTTTTAAATATGAATCTACTTTCTTTAACAAAGTTGTAGTCTTACCCGTACCTGGTGGTCCCAATACAATTGTTCTCAAAATACATCCTTCGTTTTTAATTCTTTTTGATTATATTCATCTTTACGTTTATCAAATTGTTTAACTACAAATACTGATATTCTTTCCTTACCAATACGTTTGTCATCACAGTTACATGATTCTTTTAACATTTGAGCAGTGCGTTGGTAATTTATATCCCAACGTTTTCTAATTAAAAATTGATTAAAAAATCTATCAAAAACAAAATGATGATTGCCTTCGCTAGTCCACACACCACCTTTTTTAAGATCATTTTTATCTGTAGATACCTGCCTGTTTAAACAATACTCCTCTAAATGATTTTGCAATTGATCCTGTGTGGTCACACCTTCTGGTGGATCTATTGGTTCGTGATTTTTCATCAGTGGATTTATAATCATGTCCCAATCTTTTGGTTTTACTGTTGGTGGTTTAAAATCTAACTGTTCCATACATGCTTCCTGAAATAAACTTTGTTGTTTTAAAAATTTTACGTTCTCCAGGTGTAGTCGTTCACCATCTACGTTAAGATAGTAGTATGGTTTTTCTAATTTAATTTTTTGTAGGTCAGTCAGTGCAGGAAATACTATTTCTTCACCAATACCAAACTTTCTTTCTCTACATAATTTTTTATCACACAGGTTACACATAGGTGTATCATTACATTTGTAACCCCATTCTTTTTTTTCGTGTTGTCTTTTAATTATATCTACTTCCGACTCACTAAGTGGTGTAGTAGATGCTTCAATATTAAATAAAGTCATTTTACTTTTCCATTCAGCCGGCCATTTCTTTTTAGCGTAAACACCAAAATGAAACATAGAATTATTTCTACCACCTTCTGGTATTTTGTTTAAAGCCATAAGTTCTATGCAGGGTGGCGCATCATCATATTCAGACTTAGGTCTTTCTATTTTTATTTTTGTAATATCTTTTTGTTTAACATAATCATACAATTCATAAAATTCTGCAAGAGTTGCTGCTCCTCCATCACCATTAAAAGCATAACGTGTTGATTGATCGCCATTAAAATAAGGTAGGTTTAAAAAATTACCGGTATCGTCTGCTGATTTTAATTGAATTTGTTTTGGAAAGACTTCTGATCCGCCGTAGCCTAGTAGTGTTTTTATTTCTGTTAACTTATCTCTCATTCTTTCTGCAGCTACGGGTTCTTCTGAAAAAAGAAAAACGTGAGCACCACCACTCTTGGACCTACACACAACCAGGGGCAGTTTAAATTGTTTTATTTTATCTATTAATTTTTTGTGATCAAAACCTGCATATGAGTCTATGTCTACACATCCCCAAACACATTGATTGTCTTCGTTAATTGGTATAATACCTAAACTTTGTTTACCTTGTAAATGCATGTCCCAAAGTTCTTGGGTTACAGGTCTACGTACTACAAAAGATTGTCCTTTAAGCTTAACACCTACCTCGGTTTGTGTGTTAACTTTTGTACAACCATGAGCACGCTCTAATCCCTTAAATATTTTTTCAAACATAATTTTTAATAGGCGCTTCCACTCTCGCTTCCACGCCTACTCCTAGGATTTTATTTAGTATGGTGAATCTGTTTTTGATTCGTCTGATCCATGTTTTACTTTTACCTCGCCTTTACCTAATCTTTCGGCAAAGTTTTTGGCAATTTCGTAAACACTTTTATCAGATACCGGTCCTACTTTAGACACTTCCCATCCAAACCATGTTCCCTTGTCATTTGACATTTGAACAGTTTTTAAATTGTAAATGTGGCTATAAGTTGGTGGTGTAAACAAACCGTTTTTGCCCGGTAGTTTAATCCCCATCATAATTGAATTCCATTTACGACTAATTTTTAATTGAGTCGCTTTCATGGATATCAATGCAGTCTGTGGACTATCACCCAGTACTACTACAAAATGACTTGCAGTATTTTCTAGATAATTACCATTGGGTAAACGGTCTTTAAAAGACTTGTCTCTAGTAGTTGTACTCACAATATCGCTTTCGGCATTGTGAATTGCTACAGGAGCACCTTTACCCTCACCTCTATCCTGCCATTCTACGTATTTTCTTTCGTAAAATACAGGTAGTATATCTATCCCTTTAGCACCATCATAAATTTCATTTGTGACAGTATTTAGAATCATGCCGGGTTCTGCGCCCTCAACATATTTTCCATCCCTCTTATTAACTTCAGGAGATAGTTGTCCTAAGACTTTCAGGAATGGTAATGCAAGATCTTCTTGCGTCATATTCTGAGAGCCTGCATTTGCATCAGCTTCAAACATGTTTGTTGCTAGTGCACCTGCTTCTTCTTTTTTTGTTACTTGGTTCATCGTTACTGTTTCCTTTTTATGGTTGTTTTATTTCCAACAAATATGTTGAAAAGTTCCGTTGGCATTTCTTTACCTGCCTCTATACGTTCACGGACTAACGCTTTAAGAGTCATGGGTTCAACCTTCAACTTTTGTGTTGGTTGATACCCACGCTCTTTTGCAAGATCGGCATAATCAGCCGCCTTGTTATCTTCGTTACGCCCAAATGATACGGATATCTCATTTTTGATTATATCACCCAGGTTGTTGTTTCGAAGCCAGTTAAAGCACTCTTCCCTTTTTGCTACAGGGATACTAGCGCTATAATTTGGTTTTACATCTACTGAAGATCCATCCATAAGTTTTAAATGAGACAAACCCATTTCTGCCATCATGGTTGGAATTATTTCTCCAGACAAATGATCAAATTCTTTTTTTGCATTTTTTAAATTATCTTCTTGTAGTTCTATTCTTTGTTGTAAAGAATTTAACTTTCCTACTTGATCAGCTAATGATTGGATATTTACTGTTTTACTAAGGACCTCAGTTTGGTCCGGCTCAAAGTCTATTTTACTCATCTATTTTTCCTCTTTCATATAAATCAATTTCAATGGAATAGTATTTTCTTTCTTGCTTGTCCCATTTCAATAGGTTGTATTTTCCGTTGGTTATATCAGAAACTATAGAACACGCGACTCCTATTATTGCAGGATCACCTGTCAACAATAAATAATCTTTATTTCTATACTTTGCTAATGATTTTCGAAGTTTAAAAATAAGTGGACCAGGTGAAAAAATTATTTGTGAAAGTTCTGGTAATAGAAATTTAAATTTTCCATATTCAGATGCACCCATAATATTTATTTTAGGTCTACCTTCTTGTGTTCCTG